GGTAAACCCCAACAAGCAAGATTGGCTAAAAGAGCCAAAGTTAGTTTAAAGAGAAAGCATGGCACTAGCAAAAAGTCAAAGAAGTCTTAAAGCTTGGGGTAAACAGAAATGGAGAACCAAGAGTGGTAAGAAAAGTTCTGAAACTGGTGAAAGGTATTTACCAGAAAAAGCTATTAAAGCTCTTTCTTCTTCTGAGTATGCGGCTAGTACTAAGGCTAAAAGAAAAGCTAAGAAAGCAGGAAAGCAAGTAGCTAAACAACCAAAGAAGATAGCAAAGAAAACTGCTAAGTACAGGAAGTTTTCATAATGCCACACGAAAATAGAAAAAAAAGTTTACTAAAAAAACATAATTTAAAAGGGGTAAACAAAGCTAAAAGAACACCTGGACATAAAACTAAGTCACATATGGTTTTAGCACAGGAAGGGCATAAATTAAAATTAATTAGATTTGGCCAACAAGGTGTAAAGGGAGCGGGTAAAAACCCTAAAAGTAAAAAAGATAAAGCAAGAAAGAAAAGTTATTATGCAAGACATTCTGCACAAGACCCAAATCCTAGTAAAATGTCAGCAAGGTACTGGGCACATAGGACTAAGTGGTAAATGGCATTTTTAAATCATAACCTACCAGTCTTTAATTGTTTTATTAGAGATGAGTATATGTATGACCATGAAAAAGGTCATGGCAGTTTTAGTGTATGTGATGTACACAGTGTTGCAAGTTTAGAAAGAAAAGTGCCTCTTTTTGAATGTTTACTAGAAAATGGAGTAAACTGGACAAGAAGACCTATTCATGCTTTATGTTGGAAAAAAGATGCACCAATACATAATTTAAATATACATATGTATTGGGATTGTTTTTCTCCATATATTGATGTTAATAGAAGAAATAGATTAGCTAACTGCAGAGCAGACTTAATAGATTTTAAAGGTACATGGAGAAGAGGAACATACATGTTTACATTAGATTGGGCATGGGAAAATAAAGCAGGTGCAACTGATACTAATTTCTCAGAAGACCCAGAACATAAATGTGGGCATCTGTTTAAAATGGATGATGGTAATTTTTTTATTTATCCTAATAACAGAATTATATGGATGGATGATTCATACATCTCAGATAGATTGTTGAAGAATCCTGGATATAAAATTGACCAAACAGTTTACACAGTAGAGAATACTAGAGAAGATAAATTTACAGATGACTCTTACATAACAGAGTTTATAGATAATCAAGGAACGAGTTATGATAAAGGCAAAGGCCATCTGTAATGAATGAAAATATTCTTTGACCATATAACAGGTAAGCTTACTAATTACGATTTAGTTTACTCGTTAGCATTAGCAACATTTGAAGAAAAAGAATATTCTTATGCACTAGAGAATGGTTGGATACCTTTATCTTGGTATTATGAAAAGTTAAATGAAATGACTTGGATAAATGCTAGAGGGTGCAGATTAGTTTTATCTAAGTTTACGTTTAGTAAAAAACAAAGAAAGATACTTAATACAAAAGATATTACAGTAAAAATATTTGATAAGCTAGATGATAACTTACGTAATATTGTATCAGATATATACATAAAATATATTAAACACAAAGATTATTACGAAAAGGGTAATGAAGAAAATAGTGAAATACTTATTCGAGATGACCCTATTGATTGGAAGTACTTTGTTTATTACTATAAAGATACCCCAGTTGCATTTACAGAACTAATAGAATTTGCAGACGAGCATGTTTTGACAGGCCAGTTTGCATGGGATTATAGTAATCCTAAATTAAGTCTTGGAACATATGCAACATTATTTGAAATAAAATGGGCTATTGAAAAGGGATATAAAAAATATCATCTATCATATGCTTATGAAGAAAGCAGTATGTACAAATCAAGATTTGATGGATTTGAATTTTGGAATGGTAGAAAATGGTTGACAGATACAGATATGTATGTACAATTGTGTAAAGAGGATAGTAAGATAAATAGTTTAATAAGTTTAAATAAATATCAAGAAAAATATTTTAAAATTATAAAAGAGAATTAATGCCAATATACGAATATGAAAACACAAAAACTGGAGAGGTATTTACAAAGTTACTACCTGTCGCTAAAAGAGATTTTCCGTGTAAAAAACGTTTTGTTAGAAGAGTTATTACTGCTCCTAACTTATCTCTTATATCAGATGTGGGTGGAAAAGAAGATAAAGCCAGAGAGCAGATACTCCAAGCCGCAGAAGATGGATACAAAGAACGAGAAATAAAAGAAGACTTAGGTATAAAGAAAAATCCAGATTGGGTAAAAGAAAAAAGAATAAAAAAGAAACAAAAGAGGCAATGGCTATAAATGCTACCAAGTAAAAAAGAAGTAAAAGAATTAACAGACCAACAACAAAAATTTATTAATGCATTGTTTGGAGAAGCATTAGGTAATCCAAAGAAAGCAGGAGAGATTGCAGGTTATGCACCTAGCTCTTATCCTAAAGTTGTTAAAGCGTTAAAAGATGAAATACTAGAAAGAGCAGAATACTCTTTAGCACTTAACTCTGCAAAAGCAGTAAAAGGTTTAGTAGATGCACTAGATGAAGATGGTAAAACTCCTGGTGTTAATATTAGAATGGAAGCGGCTAAACAAATACTTGACCGTGTCGGACTTGTTAAAAAAGACAAGATAGATATTAATGCACAAGTTGCTCATGGTATATTTATACTACCACCAAAAGATGCAACGAATTAAAAGGAAAGCAAGAGTAATACCATTTGGCTATAAAGAATCTGATGACCCAGATTATATTGAGCCAGTGCAATTAGAACTAGATGCACTAGAAGAAGCAAAAGAATATTTAAATAATTGTTCTTATCGTGAGGTTGCAAGATGGCTAACTCAAAAAACAGAAAGACCAATTACACATACAGGTTTAAGAAAAATAATTAATAACAGATGGCAGACATTGAACCACCTAAACCAAGAAAAAATCTTGGAAGAAAACGAGGAGTCGAACAAGCTCCCAGAGTTCTCAGCGTAGAAAGTAAAGCTAGAGCGGCCGCTAAACGAGTCATTAAAAAACAAGATGACAAAATTAAAAAGGCTACTAATGATTTACATAACGCTAAAAAAAGAAAAGAACGTATTTTAAAAACAGATGATGCGTTAAAAGGAAAAGACTCTGCAGTTTTAACAAAGGATGAAGTAGAGCAACTTCCGCCAAATGTACAAGAACACGTTGAAGATAATGTAATCTTTCAACCAAACGAAGGGCCGCAGACAGAGTTTTTAGCGGCATCAGAAAGAGAAGTCTTTTATGGTGGTGCAAGAGGTGGTGGTAAATCATACGCAATGTTGATAGACCCACTTCGTTATTGTGACAAAGGAAATCATAGAGCGTTATTAATTAGACGTTCAATGCCAGAACTTAGAGATATGATTAATCATTCTCAACGTTTATATGGTCAAGCATTTCCAGGTGCTAAATGGAGAGAGCAAGAAAAAGAATGGCGATTCCCATCTGGTGCTAGAATTGAATTTGGTTACGCAGAAAACTTAACTGATGTTCTTCGTTACCAAGGTCAATCGTATACGTGGATAGGTATTGATGAATTACCACAATATCCTACACCAGAGATATATAACTTTTTACGTTCATCTCTTCGTAGTGTAGACCCAGATATACCTGTGTTTATGAGAGCTACAGGCAATCCAGGTAACGTTGGTTCACAATGGGTTAAAGAAATGTTTGTTGACCCTGCAGAACCAAACTCAGCGTTTGATGTAAATATAAATACTATAGTAGGAAATAAATCTATAACAAGAAGATTTATACCTGCAAAACTACAAGATAATCCCTATCTAATGCAAACAGATGATTATCTTATAATGTTGTCATCTTTACCAGAAGTACAACGTAAACAATTTTTAGAAGGAGATTGGGGTGCATTTGAAAACTCGGCTTTTCCAGAATTTAGTATTCCTACTCATGTTGTGGAGCCTTTTAACATCCCCCGCAGTTGGCTCAGATTTAGAACGTGCGACTGGGGGTATTCATCTGCGGCTTGCGTTCTCTGGTTGGCAATGGACTTCGATAACAATTTCTGGGTATACAGAGAATATTACACCAAAAGAGTTACGGCAGACATTTTCGCAAAGCAAGTACTTGAACGAGAACAAAATGAATATATTAGATACGGAATCTTGGACTCTTCTACTTGGTCAAGAAGAGGGGATGCTGGCCCTAGTATTGCAGAAACAATGATTAGAGAAGGTTGTAAATGGAGACCATCAGATAGGTCACCACGAAGTAGAGTAGCAGGTAAATTAGAATTACATAAGCTACTATCAAAAGATGAAAATACTGGACAGCCTAAATTAAAAATATTTTCTAATTGTATTAATCTAATTAGAACATTACCAATGTTACCAATAGATAGAAACAATCCAGAAGATGTTGATACACATGCAGAAGACCATGCGTATGATGCTCTTAGATATGGGGTAATGAGCAGAAGTGTTCATCCAAAAAGTTATGAAGCAAATAAGTATACACAAAAAGAAAAGTTTAAACCTTCTGATAGAGTTTTTGGATATTAATGGCTAAAGCAAAATATTGTGATTGTGTTAGTACAATACCAAATCAAATAAAGATAGGTTATAAAAATTATAAACTAGAAGAATGGAAACAAACTGTAGCTAGTGCAAATGAAGCACAAGGTCAGTTTTTTTCTAAAGAAGGTATTATAGGATATACCTCTGACGAGGAAGGAGTTTCTCATGCTAATACTATATTACATGAAATATTACATGGTATAATATATCAATGGAATGTAGATGTAGGAGAGAAAGAAGAAGCTATAGTTAATGGTTTAACTAATGGTTTAATAACTGTTTTTGTAGATAATCCAGATTTAATGGGGTATCTTAAAAATAAAATTTTGGAGGAATAAATGCCAGAAGATGTAATGAAAAAATACAAAAAAGGTGAACTTCCTGCTGATTATTCAAAAGATACACCAGTAGGACAGAAAATTGACATGACTATTCATGCCAATGATGAAACAAGACCAAACGATTTTCCTAAACAAGGAAATAAAAATAAAGTAGACCCTGCTGTTTTTAGAATGGCAGATGAAAGGGATTACTAGGAGGAAAAATGGAAACACCAATTAAAATGAAAAAATATGTACAAGGCGAAGTTTCAGAAGTAGCTGATGGTGCACCCGCAAAAGAAAAACCAGATGCAGGAATACTAAAAATGTATTCACAAGCAGAGGTTTCTAATGTGCCAGATACACCACCTGCGAAAGAAAAACCAGATGCAGGCATGTTAAAAAGATATACTCAAGGTGAATTATCAGACGCAAAAGAAGCAAAGTAAAATATGGCAGATAAAGAGTCAGCTAATATTTTAGCCTTAGATGACACTGACGAAAGTAAACAATCAGATTATGAAGTTTCTGGTTTAGCAGGACTTGTAAAAGGTAAATTTACTGAAGCAGAAGATGCTCGAAAATTTGATGAAGAGCGTTGGTTAAGAGCTTATAGAAACTATAGAGGAGTCTATGGTAATGATATGGCTTTTACTGAAAGTGAAAAGTCAAAAGTATTTGTTAAAATAACAAAGACTAAAGTTCTTGCGGCATACGGGCAACTAATAGAAGTTTTATTTTCTAGTGGAAAATTTCCAGTAGGAGTAGAGCCAACCCCAATACCAGAAAATATTGCTGAATATGCACATGTATCTAAACATCAACAACAAGAACCAGATAGCCCATATGGTTATCCAGGTGATGGTAATGAGTTAGCCCCTGGTGCTACAGATATATTAGGTGGATTAAAAGATAAGTACACAGGAGTTAATTTTGTAAAAGGTGAGGCTACAGATGGGGCGGCAGAACCTCAAATTAATCCTGCAGAAGAAGCTTCTGGTAATATGGAAAAAATGATTCATGACCAATTAGAAGAATCTAGTGCTGTAAATGTTTTACGTCATGCTTTATTTGAAGCGGCTTTACTTGGTACAGGTGTTATCAAAGGGCCTTTTACATACGAACAAGTTAGTCATAATTGGGAAAAAGATGAAATTACAGGAGAAAATAAATATTCTCCGAAAACTAAATTAGTTCCTAGAATAGAATCTGTATCTTGTTGGGATTTTTATCCAGACCCAGATGCAATAACTATTGATGATGCAGAGTATGTAATACAACGACATGTATACACTCGTTCACAAATACGTGATTTAATGAATAGACCTTATTTTAGAAAAGAAGCTATTCGTAATGCACTAAACATGGGGCCTAATTATGAAGCTCGTGGATATGAATCATCTTTAAAAGATAGAGAAAGCACTAGTGAATACGATAAAAATAGATATGAGATATTAGAATTTTGGGGAACGTTAGATACTGAACTAGCTTTAGAAGCAGGTTTAGAAATGGATGAAGACATGGATGACATGGATGAAGTTCAAGTTAATTGTTGGGTATGTAATGGTGAAGTAATTAGATTAGTTTTAAATCCATTTACACCTACTAGATTACCATATCTAATTTGCCCATACGAAATAAACCCATATCAATTTTTTGGTATTGGTATTCCAGAAAATATGGATGACGCACAAACAATTATGAATGGTCATGCAAGAATGGCTATTGATAATTTAGCACTTGCAGGTAATTTAGTATTTGATGTAGATGAAACTATGTTAGTACCAGGACAAGATATGAAAGTATTTCCTGGTAAAATATTTAGAAGACAAAGTGGTATGCCAGGTCAAGCTATACATGGAGTTAAGTTTCCTAACACAGCAAATGAAAACTTAATGATGTTTGATAGATTTAGACAACTTGCAGATGAAGCAACAGGCATTCCATCGTATTCGCATGGAACAACAGGTGTACAATCTACAACTAGAACAGCGGCAGGCATGTCAATGCTAATGGGAGCGGCGGCTCTTAGTATAAAAACAGTTATAAAAAATATTGATGATTATCTTTTACGACCTTTAGGTGAAACATTATTTGCATGGAATATGCAGTTTAATACAGATACTCCAGAAATAAAAGGAGACTTACACATAAAGGCAAGAGGTACAACATCATTGATGCAAAAAGAAGTAAGGTCACAAAGATTGATGACTTTTTTACAAGTTGCATCAAATCAAAATTTGGCTCCGTTTGTTAGATGGCATTCTATACTATCTGAAATTGCGAAGTCACTTGATATAGAACCAGAAAAATTAATAAATGACCCGCAAAAAGCGGCAATCTTTGCAAAAATAATGGGGATGGCAAATGGAAATCAACAAAATCAAAACAATAATCAACAGTCCACAATGGCCTCTGATGGAGGAACTCCTACAGGAGCGGATGCAGAAGACCCTACAGGCGTTGGCGGTGGCAACATCGGAGTTGGAGGTGTACCGCAACCAGGGGAAGATAGCTTCTCTGCAGGAACTGATGAAAATGAAGGAGCAAATTAAACGTAAATGACATACTATGAAGGACTTAATATCGGATTAAATTATGATGCGTCTACAGGAACTTGGGGTTTTACAAACCAATCTCAAAATTTTATAGACCCAAATGCATTTTCAACAACTGACCAAGAGTTTGTTTATGCACCACCCGAGACAGTTGACCCAGATACTCCAGAGCAAGACCCTTGCCCACCTGGATATGTTTACGATACAGAATTAAAACAATGTGTTCCAGACCCTAACTTTCAAGCACCAAATTTTTTAGGACAACCTAGTTCTGCAGATAATGACCCAAATAAAGATAATCCACAAGCAGAGTTTATAGACTTTGATGCTTCTAGTGCAGAAGGTAGAAAATTTATGTATGACCACGCTATGGATAAAGGTTATGTAAACAGTAAAGGTCAAGTATTAGGCCCACCTAAAGCTCCGTATATAGGTTTTATGACTCCTTTAGCACAATTTGGTATTAACAGACAATACAATAGATGGTTAAAAGAATTAGGCCAATATGATGCTAATATGAAATCTCAAGGTTTAAAAACAGGTTTTGTACAAGTATTAGGCCAAGCACCAGTTTTATTAGAAAGTTTTTATGACCCTCAAGGTTCAACAAAAATTAGAGATGTAAGCACAGAACCAGTAACACCTATTAGAGACGAACAAATAACAGAAACCCCTGCACCAGATACTAGTGGTAGTGGCGATAATGGTAGTACTACAAGCACACAAGTTTCACCATCAAGTGGTCAATCATTTTATGAAACCACATATGGTAATGTAGATGATTATCAAGGATTTACTGATAGCAGTTCAAGTTCAAGTTCTGGTGGTACTTTTTCTTCACCACAACAAACACAACAATCATATAGTAGTATGTATAAAGATACCGATAAGCCAGAAGGCGATGCGGGAATATAGGAGGAAATAATATGGCAAATGGAATGATGAACAGTCCTATGGGAGCACAACAGCCTCCTATGGAACAACCAATGCAAATGTCACAAGAAGATGCAGTTTTAAATATGCATTTAACACAAGATGTTAAAAGAGCATTACAGCAAAAAGGAGTTGATATTTCTGCTATTCAAGATTTAGGCCCAAAAGAGCCTGTAGTAGTAATACCAGTTTCAGCAATTATGCAAAGATATCCAAGTGACTCACCAGAAGATTCAATGAGACAATTTGTAATGGATATGACAAAAATGGATTCTGCTCCATCACCGATGGCAAATGCCTCACCGATGGCGGCAGATGCACCTAGTCCAGAAGGATTAGGAGCCCCAATGAATAGGCCACCTATGACTGCATAGTCATAGCCCCCAAGCGACTCTAGGCCACCTGTTTTCCAACAGCACCAATCAAGGAGGATAAAATGGAAGAAAATAAAAAAGAAGAGATTCAAGAAGAAATTCAAGAATCACAACCAGAGGCTTTTCTCGAGCCTGTTCCTTATAAACGTAAAGTTACTAAGGAAGAAACAGAGGACACAGCTACCGTTTCAGAGGACACTTCTTCAGAAGAAGAAGCCACTCCAAAGGAAGAACGCCCTGTCAACGCTGAAGAGAAAGTGTTTAAGAAACGTTATGACGACCTTAAACGACATTACGATTCTACTGTCAATAAGCATAAAGACGATGTTGATAAATTAAAACGTCAATTAGAAGATAATGCTGACAAGATTAACTTGCCAAAGACAAAAGAAGAAGTAGATGCTTGGAAATCAAAATATCCAGATGTCTATGACATTATAGAGACCATAGCCTATACTAAGGCAGATGAAAAAGCTAAAAAAGTTGAAAGCAATCTTAAAGAACTTGAGAGTCAACAAATGGCCGTTCAAAAAGAAAAAGCTGAAGTTGAATTAGCTAGATTACATCCAGATTATAATGACATTAGGGCAGATGAAAAATTTCATGAATGGGTAGCAAATCAAGACTCTACAATTCAAGGTTGGTTATATGAAAATACAACTAACGCAAAATTAGCGGCTAGAGCTATAGACTTATACAAAATGGATACAGGACTTAGCAAAAAGAAAACCGTTAAAGCAGTTGAGGCATCTAAATCTGTTACATCTACTAATAAACGTGAGGTAGATACTTCAAATAAAAAAATGTGGAAGATTAGTGAAATAGCTAAAATGCGACCACAACAATTTGCGAAGTATGAAAAAGATATCGACTTAGCTAGAAAAGAAGGTAGAATTGTCAATGGTTAATCTTTAACTGTCTATAGGAGGACAACATGGCAATATCAAAAGCGGCAGGTTATGATAACCTACCTTCGGGTAATTTTTTACCTATTATTTATAGCCAAAAAGTCCAAAAGTTCTTTAGAACTGCATCAGTAGTAGAAGATATTACTAATACTGACTATGCAGGAGAGATTGAAAATTTCGGTGATACCGTTAACATTATTAAAGAGCCAACAATTACAGTAAGCTCATACACAAGAGGTGGACAAATCAACCTTCAAAATTTGGCTGATGACCAACTCCAACTTACTGTAGACCAGGCTAATGCATTCGCATTTAAAGTTGACGATATCGAAGAAAGACAATCTCATATTAACTTTGAGGCTTTGGCTACTTCTTCTGGAGCATATGCTCTAAAAGATTCATACGATGAAAACGTAATCGCAAATATGTTTTCAAATGCAGGTACAACTGTAGGTTCAGATGGTTCTGGAACTGACACAGGTTTCGGTTCTTCAGAAACTGACCCAACAGATATCCTAGCAAACTCTGCTAAAAGATTACATTCAGCAGATGTACCAACAGATAACAGATGGTTCTTAGGAACTCCAGAATTTTATGAAGCACTTGGACAAGCTAGTGCAAAATTAATGGATGCGTCTGTTACTGGTGACGCAACTTCACCATTGAGAAATGGTAACGTCATAGACGGTTTAGTTAATGGTTTTAAACTATATATGACCAATAACTTTGCGGCATCATCGACTTCTAACTATTTTAAAGTAATGTTTGGACACATGTCTTCAACAGCTACTGCAAACCAAATTGCAAAAACTGAAGTAGTTAGAGACCCAGATTCATTTGCAGACATCGTAAGAGGTTTGCATGTATTTGGTAGAAAAGTACTTCGTACGGAAGCACTTATCGCAAGACATTTATTAATTGATTAATAGGAGGAGATACAATGGCAACAGTCGATAAAACAACTGGTGGAACTAGCGGACATCCTTCTACTAGAAGGAAGCCTTACTATGTTGAAAACACAATTGATTTTGATGTATTCAACCCAGAGGCTAATGACGTAGTTCAAGCATTAAATATACCTGCAGAAACATTAGTTATTAATGCAGGTTTAGAAGTCTTAACAGCTCTGTCTGGTTCTGTAACCCTAGATTTAGGTGACGCAGATGATGTAGATAGATATGTTGATGGCGATACAAATGCAGTAGGACATGCGGCTCCTGTAGCAAACGCTTCTAATTCGGGCCATGTATATGGTTCAGCAGATACACTTGATGTAACTGTTCTTGGAGCAACTGCGGCAGTAGGTAAAGTACGTGTCTATGCAGTAATGTGTGATGTAAGTGGTTCAGATGAAACTGCTTCAAACTCATCATAAACATAATTAACATGGGGGCCTAGTGCCCCCTTTTAAAAATATGGCAGTACACAATTTAACAAGCACTCAAAAAATACAAAGTTTAACTAGTGATATTGATGATAAGTTAAAAGAATTAGAAAATAGAATTACAATAATAGAAAACAATTTAAATAAAATATTAAAGATATTAGAAAAGAATAATGATTAAAGTAGTAATGGCTATAATAATAACATCAATGCCGAATTGGCCATCGGTAAAGTATCAAGGATATTTATATCCAGATATGGATACATGCTTAACATCTACACAATTATATGTAGAACAATTTAGAGCATACGCTAATAGTCAAGGAGACTACGATGCTCACTTTGATTCTTTATGTTTTGAGGTTGATTCATATCCAATAGAAGGATTTAACAATTTAGAATTAGGAATATAATGGCAACATATCTAGTATTATGTAATAGAGTTTTAAATGCACTAAATGAAGTAGAGTTAACCTCTGCTAATTTTAGTAGTAGTCGTGGTATACAAACTTCTGTAAAAAATTTTACTAACAGAGCATTGCACGATATCTATAATGAACTAGAAGAGTTACCAAGTTTACATAAACAAACAATACAAGTTACTAATGCAGGTCAAAGAGAATATGATTTACCTACAGCTAATTCACCACAAACAGGAGATGCCCAATGGCGTAAGATAGATTGGGATACATTTTATTTAAAACCAAAAGAGTTAATGACTAATGGAGAATTTACTTCTGACATTAGTAGTTGGACTACAATAGCAGGAAGCGGCAGTGTGGCCTATAACAGTAGTGGTAATGGTAGATTACGACTAAATGATTTTGCGGCACATCAATCTATATCAACAGTTGTTAATCAGCAATATAGATTACAACTTAGAGTATTTGATTCTAACAGTGTAGGCCAAGCATTAAAAGTGCAAGTAGGAACTGCGGCTGAAGGAACACAAAATTTAAATACAACAGTAACAGTAGAAGACTTTGGAGAAGGTGCAGTATTAGATACTACATTTACTGCAACAGCACAAACAACTTTTATAACATTAAACAATACAGTTACTACAACTAATCTTGATGTAGATTATGTAAGAGTATCTAGAAATATAGGTGTACAAAGATTAAAATATATTTCATATGATGATTACGTAAGACAATATGCAGAAAGAGATAAACTAAATTTAAGTTCAGTACAAGGCGAGCCTAGATTTGTGTACAAAACACAAAGTGGTAAATTAGGATTATCTCCTGTGCCAGATAGAAGTGACTACGAAATAAACTACGAGTATTTTAAAGAACACACAGAACTATCAGCTTCTACAGATGAACCAGATTTAGATGATAGATATGCAGATTTAATAGTATCAAGAGCAAGTTATTTTACATACAATTTACGTTCTGACCCAGAACATGCAATGATAGCTAAAAAAGAATATGAAGAAGGGTTAGACAGACTTAGAACAGATTTAGTCACTAAACAAGAATACATGCGTGATGATAGAGTAAATTTACGTTACTATGGTAAAGGAGTTATGTAGTGCCAAATACTTCACAGATAACACCTACAGTTGTCAGTTGTTTTGGAGGCCTAGTTTTAAATAAAGATGTATTTTCAATGAGACCTGGCGAGGCTCTACAACTAACTAATTTTGAGCCAGACATTGCAGGTGGCTATAAAAAAATGTTAGGAACAACACACTACAATGATAATATTGTACCACAAGTATCAGCATCTAGTGAGATTGTTGATATGGTAGCAATATTTAATGATGTAGTATTAGCGGCTAGAGGTGGCACAATATCTCGTGCAGGAACAAGTGGCTCATGGACTTCTGTAGTTACAGGAAAGAGCACATCATTTAGATATGATTTTGAACGTTATAATTATAACGGCACAGAAAAAATAATGATAGCAACTGGCGGAGATGCGGCTTTTTCTATTGACACATCGTTCAACGTTGATATAATAAATGCAACAGATGGTGGAACTGCTCCAACAAATCCAAAGTTTGTATCGTCATTTAAAAATCACATGTTCTATGCGGGCATGTCAAACGCTGTATCTAGCGTAATATTTTCTGGCCCATTTACAGAAGACGATTTTAATACTGGGGCAGGAACAATAAAAGTTGATACAACGATTGTTGGACTTAAAGTTTTTCGTGAAGAACTTTTTATATTTGGTGAAGACAGAATATTTAAAATAACTGGCTCATCAAGTTCTGATTTTGTCGTAACACCAGTTACTCGTAAGATTGGCTGTGTAGATGGTAAAAGTATACAAGAGCTTGGTGGTGACTTAATTTACTTAGCACCAGACGGACTTCGTACTATTGCAGGTACAGAAAGAATTGGTGACGTAGAATTAGGTACAGTATCTAAACAAATTCAAGATAGAATTGCAGATATTGGTACAGATAATATTACTTCAACAATTATAAGAAGCAAGTCACAATATAGATTATTCTTTCCGCAAACTGCTGAAACAGAAATACTATCAAAAGGTATTGCGGCTGTATTAAAAGCAAATCCAGAAACAGGAACATTAGGATTTGAATATGCAGATATAAAAGGCATAAAACCATCTGCTACTGATTCATTCTTTATCAGTGATACAGAAACAATAGTACATGGTGGATATGATGGCTATGTTTATAAACAAGAATCTGGCGGTGTTTTTACAAGAGCAACTAGCACAGATACAATAAGAGGTTTTTACCGCTCTCCCGATATGTCATTAGGAGACCCAGGTATAAGAAAAAGTATGCAAAGAGCTTTAGTCAACTATAAAGTTGGTGAGGCTATAGATACAACAAATCAAACATTTAGATTGAGATATAATTTTGATGACACAAATACACCACAACCAGATGCTTATTCATTTTCATCAGCACAAGTGGCGGCATTCTATAACAGTGGAGTATATGGCTCATCAGCTTACGGCTCATCTGGATTTCCATTAGAGAGAATATCTGTGGAAGGTTCTGGGTTTGTTGTGGCATTTAAGTTAGAAGACCAGAGTTCAAAACAGGCATTATCCTTACGAGGATTTGAACTAGAATACGTTAACGGAGGAAGAAGATAATGGGAGCGACCTATACAAGACAAAGTAGTAGTAGCATTGCAGATGGCTCAGTCATTGAGGCTTCTCATTTTAATAATGAGTTTGACCAATTACTAGCGGCTTTTGCTTCTAGCACTGGTCACACACACGATGGCACAAGTGCAGAGGGTGGCCCTATTACTAAACTACTAGGCAACACTTTAACATTTGGTGCGGCTACAGCAGGAACAGATATAACAATTACATTTGATGGTGAAACATCTGATGGTGTATTTAAATGGATGGAAGATGAAGATTACTTTGAATTTTCCGATGACCTTCTTGTAGCTAGCACAGAAAAATTACAATTTAGAGATACCGCAATATATATTAATTCATCTGCTGATGGGCAA